GGTAGGAGCCCCCATTTTACTAGAAATTGGAAATTGCAGCATAATATAAAAATAGGCGGGGTTTATTCCGCCTATTTTGTACTACTATGAGCCAGTTTAGATAAATTTTATTATGTCGCATCTACGACATCTAAAGAAGCATTTATAAAACTTTGGTCTATAATGTCAGTAGACTTTAATGCGCCATCATAAGGATTGTCTATATTTGTGCCGCCGCCTACAGTAAAAATAGTCCTAACTCCGTTAATTGTATCTTCTTTTTCATAGCAATGGTTAGTAGGGTCTACATTCATTGCAGATAGAATGCTGCTTTGTGAAGCAATGTCTTCTATTTTACTGCCCAATTTTGCTTTTATGGTATCTTTAATTGTTGCAGGTTTACTTGCGTCTATATATTCGTTAAAATCAGCATTATTTGAAATAATATTAAATGTAATTTCTTGTGACCATAAAATATTATTTGAAGAATCGACTATTTTAGTAACATTATTAGTGCCAATTTTTATAAATTTAACGTCAGTAAAATTCATCTTATTCTTCCTCTCTATTTAGACAGATTGGATAGCGATTTTTTTCGTTACAGTAGAGCCGTCCGCTAAAGTAAAAGTCCATGGTTCAAATGTAAGCGTGTTTTTTTCAATATAATTATCTTTTAGATAATGTAAGTTAACTGCTTCGTAATCACTAGTCGGGTCGTTTACATCGAGTATTGCCGTTGAAAAATCAATAGTACCACTGGATAGAACATCTCCAACAGTCAATTGACCCATAATTTGTACTACTCCATCTCCCGAAAAAGTATTTATTTCATTTGGTCCAAAAGATGTATCGCCTGTAAATACATTATGTCCTGTAAAAGTATTTTCGCCAGCCGCCGTTACATCTCCGCCGCCACCAGCATGGTCATCTACATACTTTTTATTTGCCACATCATTATCAGCAGTAGGAGCTCTTGTAACAACGACTCTACTATTGAATGCATTCAATGTTCCTGAAAATGTATTAGATTCAGCAAGTCCTGCTTTAAGGTTTAGTCCATTATCAACATATGCTTTGTTTACGGCATCAGTGTCTCTTGACGGAACGTCAAGATTTGTAATCATGCCTTTGCCGTCAGTATCGGTATTATTCTTTACAATAATATCACCGTTAGCTACAGTGAGCGTAAGGCTTGTTCCTGTGCTTGTAATTTCAGGCGTGTTATTACTCTCGCCCTTTCCGCTAAGACTAAGATTGCCTTGTACTCCATTTGTTACAACGATATTGCCATTGACAGTGCCGCCTGTTTTATTAGAAAGATAAGGCAACTCCAAATTCCCATTTTTAATATCGTTAATCTGTCCCTGTCTAACATCTCGTTCAGTGTCAAGGTCTGTTGATAAGTCCGAAAGCTGTGTAGAAAGTGCATTATCGCCAGCCAGTCGTTCAGATTTTTCAGTATTGATATTTGTCTGCAATGTGCTGTCCGCTGCCGCTCTGTCTTCCTTTTCCTTGTTAATAGCTGCCAGCAAATCAGCGTCTTCTGCTGCACGTTCGCCCTGTTCGGTCACAATATCATTATGCAGTGCCGTATCGGCATTTTCACGGGCATGCTGTTCTGCGTCAATATTTGCTTGAAGCTGTTGTTCTGTTTTCTGTGCCCGTTTTTGCTCAGCATCAATTGCATTTCTTGCTATAAGAATTTCTGCGTCAAGCTGCTTTTTATTTACAGCTTCATAAGGCTCAGTAGCATTCTCAACGCCACTAATTTTAACAGGGTTTGTTCCTGCTGCATTGCTTACTACAATACCCCTGTCTGATTTAAGCTGCATAGCATCATTGCCAGTGTTAATGCCCAAATTAAAGAATTTAGTCTGATTGCCAATATTGAGTGATTCAGAATTAGGTAGAGACAGGCTGCCTGTCATAGTGTCGCCAGCGCGATTTACTTTAGTGTCTTCAAGATTTTTTTCAGCACTCTGCGCGCGCTTCTTTTCATTGTCGATATTTGTCTGCAAAGTTTTTTCTGCCGCAGTGGCGCGTGTAATTTCGGCATTGATATTTTCTTGCAGAACCGTATCGTTCTCTGCGCGTGTGTCAGCTTCGGCATTGATATTTTCTTGCAGTTCATTATCGGCGGCAATACGGTCTGCAATTTCCTTGTTCAGCTTTGCAATCGTGTTGTCCAGCTTGCCGCCCGTCAGAAAATTTTCCCAAATTACCTGCCCGTAATTCTGCATAAGTTCTGCTACCTCGCGGGTATAGTCATTCTTATAGAAGCATCTGCGGCTAATATACCAGTAGCAATAAGCAGTAGGCACTACATTATTATCAGGCACAAACATAAACTGCCCCTTATTCATAGCGCCCGCACTGTCTGCTTCGCAAAGTTCGACAGCAATATCACAGCCATATTGCAGAAGAATTTGCGCACACGCTTTAGAAGTCATGCCCTTACGGTTGACATTATTTTCATTTCCGCAAGTCAAGAAAATAACCTCGCGGGTGTCGCTGTTTTGACCGATAACAACACGTGCGACCTGTTCAGTAGCATTAGGAATATTTGCTCTATAGCTATCGTCGGTAAGCTGTCCGTTAAGAATAAGAACGCCCGAACAGCCCATTGCATTCTCGATAGTATCACGCAGCATTTGTTCTTTGTCAATGCCGTTTTGATAAACCCTCATAACGCCAGCTTTAGTAAAGCCTACAGTATAAAGAGTGCCGTCATTGTGAGTAGCAATAGGAGCACCCCTATAGATAACATTTCCGTACCATCCATTAGCCGTTTTAGGCTGCGCTACAAGAATTTTGTCTGCATAAAGCACTTTAGAAGCACTGAACATATCCTGTTCAATCTTGCTATTGGTAGTGTTATCATATGCAAGGTGAAGTCCGATTCTAATAGGATTGCCGTGTCTGTCTACAACAGCCTTATGCGTAAGCGTATATGTTGCACTTTCGTCGGCATAATATCCCTGTTCCGTCCAAACTTCACCAGCACCGTAATATGCGCCATTTTCTTCTGCTGCTTCTTCAAGATTATGCAGCGTCTTATAGCATTCGCTCATAACTTGATTATACGTTGATGCCATACAATCAACTTTGTCATTCAGGTGCATAATCTGTTCTTCCGTTGTCATACCGCATGGAGTGCAACAAGGCGGCTCATAAGGCGCGGGCGCTGGCTTGCATTTGCATTCATCAGTAGGAATAAAAGGCGGAAATTCTCTGTGTTTCATATTAAAAAACCCCCATGAATAAATCATTTAATTCGTCAATAATCATCATATCGACGTTCTGAATAATTTCTCGGTATTTTCTTATAAGGTCAGCGGGAGAAATTCCTCGTCTGCCCTCGGCAAATAACTCACCGTTTTCTTTTTCGTGGCGCTTTTCCTGCTCTGCATTTTCGCCAACATTTTTAGAAGAAACAAAAACATTTCTTTGTGTATCTTCATAGATATTATTTTTATTTGTTTTAGAGCCTGTTTCTGTTTCTGTCATAGTACCGTCACTATCATTATTTTGAGTGCCAGTATTATCTTTAGTTACAGTTTTGTCTACGCTACCTGCATTTTCTACCGTGCCAGTATTAGTTTTGGTGGAAGAATTAGTTTCGGCAATTTCATCTTTCTGTTTATGTTCAGATTTTACTGTAACTGTGCCTGTATTATCTGTAGTCGCCTTGCCAGTTTCTTTAGTGGTAGTCGCGTTTTGCTCGTATGTGCTTTCGGTTGTGCGTGTTGTTAAATACCCTTTTGAAGTGGTGGTTACATTTCCGTTAGCATTTTCTGTAACTGTAGTTTCATAGCCCGCTTGCGGAATATCGCTAAAACCAGTTACCTTACTGCCACTTGTTTTACTTGTTCCACTTCCGCTATTTTCGCTACTATTTGTAGTTTTAAGGGCGTTAGTTGTGGTACTATCATTTGTGGCATCGGAATTTTTGGTACTTCCGCTTGTAGTTTCTACAGCTTCTGTTAAATCATCAGTTCGTGTATTTGAATTGGTTTCAGCCGTTACTGCAACTTCTTTTAACTTGTCAGTTCTTGTAGCTTTATTAGTTTCCGTTCCGCTTGCATCGCGTTTAGTGTCTTCGTTAAGATTCTCGCGTTTACTTCCGCTATAATTATCTCCCGTAGATTCTTCTGCGATTTTCTTAATATAATTTTCAACGGCTTTCTTTGCTTCTTTCGATAACGAATTTGTTTCGCTATAAAATTCAGTTGCAAGCGGATTATATTCAAGCAGTTCACTTTTATAAAGCTGATTATAATACGGCATAATTTCATCCATTTTAGTCTCAAGATAAAAATTAAACCGTTCGGGCGAATCGCAGCAAATTTCACGAAAATAGTAATGCCTAATAATTTTATTATTTAGGATTGCTCTATGACCCTCGTCAAAAATGGGATAATTATTCAGCGCTATCGGGTAGCCCCGCTTCACCAGCGTTCCCAGTTCCACTGTATAAACTGCCATCTTCGCCCACCCCCTCTAAGCCTAAAATGTCCTGTCTGAATTTAACGCTAATATTAGTGCCGAACATGCGGTTAATTTTATCTGCTGCTTGCTCTCGGGCATTTAACATAACATAGCGCTGCGCTTGTACGCCACCCAAATTAGATGTAATTTCATCTGAAACAAGTCTCTCTCGCTTTTCCGTATTAGCATTTTCAATGCCGAAAAATGTCAAGGCTTCATTCCAGATTTGCCTTTTTAGAATGTTAAGTTTATCGGCGACATATGGTGCTCCTGTTGTCAGCGCTTTAACACTATCTAAATCAAGGTTCTTTGCACCAATAATAACGGGCGCGTTTCCCTCATATTTACGGTAAATTTCTTCAATTGTGCGCTTTTGCTTTTCGTCAGTCAAAAGAGCAATCGGTGTTTTTTGCGCATTTACATTTAAATCAATAGCGCGCTCAATCGCAGTAAGACGCTCTGCGTAAAGAGATATTGTGCGCATAGTTGGAGTATGCAGATAGTTATTGTAAATAAGGACGCTATCTTTATTTGTGCGTTCTGCTTGATAACCGTTTACAGCGAAAGCGATTCTTCGTGTAGGAATCCGATAAACATCAAGTTCGCCACCAATCATACACGTTAGCGCAAGGTTGCCCATAATTTCATCATTAAAATAAAGGCAATAACCCTTTTCACAAAGCGCAAGTTCAAGGAAACGTTCATCTACAGTGACAGGCAAATTCTCCCACTTAAACATATTGATAGCGAGTTCAAACAGGCGGTTAAAATAATCATTAAAAGTATTTCGGTTTAGCCTGTCAGAATTTATATTGCGCACACATGGTTTTGCGTTAAGAATATTTTCTACAACTAAAGGCATTTATAATCACCCCCTAAAAATATCCTTATAACAAAATGCGTAAAAAATATAATTTATAATCTTTTTTAACATTTTACCACCCTATTATTCCTGTAGTTTCGTTAGCGTTTGCATAGTTTCCGATATCTGTATCATGCCAAAAAGTTATACCGCGCGTTAACGCCGCCTTAAAAGACGCCATTGCTTCGACTGGTACAGAGCCTAATACTATTGGCTGTTGTACCTTTATATAATTAAAGCGAGTTCTGCTTTTTCTATTCGGTACTTTTGTTTTATTTGTGGTATAACCGAATTTTGTCATAAAGTCGTCGGCTCTTTTCAAAGAGTCTATATCGGCGCGCATTTCATAAACAGTTAAAGCGGGTCTGTTGTTAGCAAAAAACGATGTGCCTGTGCTACCTATTCCGTTTGACGGAGTGTCAGGCGCATTTGAAGCATCATAAATAGAAGCACCATTTTTTAATACACCTATTCCACCGCTAATAGCAGAAGCTGTTGCCGCTAAAGAAGCCCCGCCTGTTGCTGGTGCAGCCGCTAAACCTGCGATACCGAATATAAGTTTAGCCACAGAAGAAATAGAGCTTATAGTCGCTGAACCACCATTTTGCGCCCACCAGCTATTAAAAGAATCTTGCGACCATGAACACATTATAACTTGGTCTTCTATAAGTGCAAAATTCCAATTTTCCTCTGTCGGTGTAACTCCTGTTGGACTTTCATAATATGGTACGAACGTTGAAGACGGCGGAATACTTCCAGCTTGATACCACTCAAATTTTAAATTCCCCACATTTATTTTTTCGGGCAGAAGATTTAATTCGTTTCCGCTGCCAGTAATGCATTTGAAAAAATTAAATTGTGAATTATAAATTTTATTATTTATAGGTTCATAATTTGGCATAATTGTAGTCGGTAGACCCGTATCTATTGTAGCCGATGTAGGGTATGTGTCTCCCTTGTTATCGTTAGTCATAGTGCGTGAAGCATATATAGCGATAACGTCTGCTGGGTCTTGATATTGCCCATAAGCCTGTGATATTGTAGCAGCATCAAAAGCAGACGTAACATATAGCCCACTTAATACGCCACCTATATCAACAATATTAGGGGCTTCTCCTGTCGGGGATTTTGTTGCAATAAGAGTGTAAACTATATTTCTTCTATCATCTCCCAAACTTGTTTCATATTTTTGCACCTGCGTAAATTCTGTAATGTCTACTGGTTCGGGAAGAATATTCGCGAAAGCGTTATCTGTGGCGCTATGCTCCCGCTCAACATAACATACTTTAACATCAAAATCAAATAGCCATGTTTGTATAACATCTATTTCATAAACAATTTCTGTACATTCGGGGCTAATATAATTTACCTGTTTAATGAAAGCATAAAACCATTTTGTGCCGAAATTATTATTTTGAAACATCATATAATTGCAATTATACAAATTATCTGCTAAATCGGGAACACGGCATGTTAATGCTGCGCGAGGGTTTGCAATAGAGTTATTCACTCTTTGGTAAGATAGATTAGTGTATTTATGGGTAGCTTTAGATGCAAAATATGTTGCTTGAGCAGCTTTATCCGCAAAATCCAAAGTGTCGGTATATGTATCATCAAGCGGCACTTGTTCACATAAATATACTTTTGTTTCGGGTTTATAATCTGCCATAGATTTTAACCTTTCTATTATAGCGGGCTGTTGCCAGCCCGCATATAATTTTAACTTATTCTACCGTAACCGTAGCTGTGCCAGCCTTGCTACCGTCATATACAGAAGTAGCAGTAACAGTAAGTGCAGTATTAGTTTCATCGGGCGCTACAAGCAGCTTGCCCGTCCAGTCAATCTGCGACTTCGGAGTTTCTGTTCCTGTAATAGTCCATACAACACCCTGCGGAATAACACTACCGCTACCAGCAACAACGGCAGTAAACTGCTGTACGCCGCCCTTTGCTACTGTTGCCTTATTAGGCGTTACTGTTACACCTGTAACCGTATTAGTATCGGTAGTAAACAGAATTGCATTTGCGAACGGAGAAGTAGAGAAAGTGCTCCACTTATGATAGAAATAGTTCCAGTACAGCCCCTCACTGTTATAAATCTCCGTAAATTTAAGCATGTTATCGAATACCATAAACCAGTCGGCATCGACAAGCGCGGCTACAGCGCCCGTAAGTGCGCCGAAGTCATCGACCAAAACGCGCTGCCCCATAAATTCTGCTTTATCCATATTAAAAGCAGAAGCAAGAACCTCAACGTCAATCTGTGCATCAAAAGCAGCGTCAATAATAAGAATCTGATTCGGCTTTTTAGTGAAGTTAGCAACGCCCATAGAGTTATATCTATTGCTCATAAACTCAATTTTATTGCTAATTCCTTTAATTGTAGCTACAATAGATTTTGCATTATCAGCTGTAACGTCGGGAATTGTAACAGGATAGAATCTGCCATTCTTTGCGGCGTCTTCAATAAGATTCTTCATACAAAGAAATTCGTCAAATTCTGCACCGCTATACATACTGTCAACGATTCTTGCAATAAGGTCTGTTACGCCCTCCGCCGAAAGAAATGCCTGTCTAAGCTGTTCGTCTGAAATAGTAGCCTTGTAAAAATTCTTATAATTCAGCTTATGGAATGCCGCCGCGACGTCGGGAATTTCACGCTGAAAAACAGTCTTTTCCGCAACAATCGGGTCAAACGGATGTGCTTTAGCAATATTAACGAAAATTTCTTCTACCGTTTCGCCATACTCCATAATACCCTTTTTGAATCTGCGAAGCGGATTTTCATACAGTTTAGATGTAATAATAACTCTCGCAATACGGTTTACGAGCGCATTCAGAAATTCATTCTGCGTTGCCGTATACATGTTAATAGCCGCGCCCGTTTCTGCGATATTATCCCTCGTCGCAACGGGAACACGCTCCTGATACGGCATAGACGCATTGTTTCTAATGGCATTAAGAATATTTACGCCATCATAAATAAGTGCTTTACTCTTAGGAATGTTAGGCATCTTTAATTCTCCTTAAAAATATCATCAAAAGTAATTTCTTCGCCGACTTCTTTTTCCTCAATTTTATTGGGTTTATTATCGCCAGCGAAAAATGTTTCACGGTATTTTGTTACCATGTCATTATAGCTTTTTTCCCATGTTTCCCCGTTATTATTATTATATACTTGTTCACGGGTAAATTCGGGTTCTGCATAGCTATCTTGAATTTCGCGCAAAGTTTCCATGACTTCTGTATTATCGCCGCTAAGTTCTGAAATGCGCGTAATTTTTGCTGTAAGTTCTTCTTTTGTCATTTATTATTCCTCACATATTCAGCCATACTGGAAAGTAAATTAGGCAAATATTCAATATCGTTTGCATGATTTTCCCAATACTGTTTGACTGAAATAATTTTTGCGCCAACAAGAGTTTCTATATCGGATTTTACGGTATTTTCATAAGTGCCGACTTTATTCGGCACGTGCAATACAGTAAGCGGGGAAATTGGCGTGTTTCCTACACGAACCTCAAAGTGCAAATGCGCTCCAAAAGAATAGCCAGTATTCCCCATAATACCGATAACCTGCCCGATTTTTACAGTTTCGCCTCTTTTAACCTTGCGCTCTCGCAAGTGGCAATAGTAATGTAAATTTCCTGTAACAGAATCTTTAATACAGATATAATTTCCCCATTGCCATGTTAAATTAGATTTATCTGTAATAATTCTTGAAACAACAACTTTACCGTTACAAACTGCTGTTACTTCACTGCTGCCGATACCGACTATATCATAGCCCGAATGAAAATTTTTACCGTTAAAATCGCGCTCGCCATACGGTGAAGTAACTTTGATTTTATCGCAATTAAATGGAAAAATCATTTTACTTTGTCCCCAATCTCTCAATTAGCTTTTCAAGAGCAATAGTGTTATTGTTTACTGTAGTTGTCAAATCCTTAATAACATTATCTCTGCTCCTGTTTTCCTCTGCGCGCTGCTTTCGCTCCCAAACAAAGTAGAAGCCCATGGCAATTACACACGCAATAGGAAAACCAACGCCCGAAATAAGCGATGTAAAAGTACCTACATCCATTTTTTCCCCTTTCTACAGCGTCATTTTGATTATTTCGGCACATATATTTTTAATATTTATGCTTTCAAATCGCACAACGCCGATTTTATAATTTTTTATAAACTGCTCAACAAGAACGCTCTTATGCCCCTTTAATAACATTGTGTTCGGGCTGTGGTCGGACATTGTCAAACAGTATATAGCTTTATTAGATGGGTCTGTATCTTTAGATACAAACTGTAAGCCCTCGTTATAGTCTATCCAAACGCCATAGTTTTCACCCTTATAAACCATTGTAAAACAATATTTGCTATTTGCCGTTTTCTTTTGTACAAAATTTTTATCGTCTCGCAAAAATGTATTATCAATAGCATAATTAGCATACGGTGTTCCTGCTATTATGTGCGCAAATCGTGTTTCTTTAACAGCTTTAGCATAATCTTCTGCTTTTACAACTTCAAGCAAAATATCATCTTTTGCTATTATGCTCTTGTTGCCGTATGGCAAACGCAAATTAAAATATATAAAATAAGGATTAGTAATAGTAAGCGCATTTGAAATAAAATATACCGTTACATTTCTGTTTCGTGCTATAGTCGAATAGCATTCAAGAAAGTTTGTAACTTCATCAGGCAAATATTTATGAAAGCCCGCATCAAGAATAAATTCATCAAATATAATTGTTTTTACTTTCGGAAATGGCGTTGACTTTTCTATTTTAGCTGTCGAAAGTGCTATAACAGTTCCAGCTTCTTCTCCGTTAATACATAGTTTATTATGTTTTACTGCAAATTCAACATCAGGAAATTCATCTTTAATATCATCAAAGAATTTATCTATCTTTTTTAATTCCTGCTTGAAACGGCGTAAATATACAAATTGATTGCCGTTTTTTAAGAAGTCTTTTATAACTTCCTTTTTACAGCCATATGTTTTACCTACGCCACGCGCTCCTATTATAAAATTAAATAGGCAATTATAAGATTTTGATTTATTTATATCCCAGTACATCATAAATATAAAAAGTGGGCGGTGTTTCCTTTTAATACTAACCGTAATAACATGTACTCCACCGCCCGTTTAATTATTAGAGGTAATAAAAGTCTGTGCAATAGGTGCAACCCCATCCCTATAGCGGCGGTTTTTTTCACCCGCTGCCCCGCTTCGGCTTGTACAATTAAACTTCTATCCTCTACCATTATAATAACATACATTTTCCATTTTGTCAATACTTTTTCAAAAAATTTTTAATACAGATATTTCTGTATCACCGTAACGTATGCGGAGATTCACTTAAAACTATTCCGCCCTGCGTATGATTTATTTTTAATTTTCCCGCATAAGATGCGCCTGTATGAAAATTATCCCATGTAACATATTGATAACAATTTTCAGGCATTCCCGCACACGTTATCTTTAGATTATTATCAATATCTTCAATATAACACTTTTGTCTTAAAAATCTTGCTCTTGTAAATGTGCTTTCATGTTTCCATGCCCCTAATTTTGTTGCGTCAATTTCCAAATCTTTAGGAATTTCTTCGCCCTCTAAATGTAAACTATCGGTATCAGCATAAATAAATCTATCGTAAACCTTTTGTGCGCTTGTAATTGTTTTATAACGCGCCCATGCCGTTATAAAAACTCCTACCGGAATATATATTGGCTTTCTATCTTCTATTTCTCCCAATCTGTAATGTATAATATCATCATCCCCTAAATATGGATATTTACTTTGTACTTTTGGATTCAATGCAAATTTTCCATACAGGCTATTTAGCATTAGCTTTGCAATCGTGCGCAAACTACCGTTTTTATCTTTAGTAGCCTGCACTTTTACTGCGTTCCATTTATCAATATATTCCGAAAACAACCCCATAGTGCTCTTAAATTTCCAGCCATCTATATATGTAATATCAAATACGTCATAATGAGAAAAAAATAATTCAAGGTCTACGCTTGTTAAACTTAATGTAATATATTCGCCATTGCTGCTTGTTACATATTCTGTTGGTACAAAAGCAAGATTATTTTTTAATTGAATAGTCGGTATCATGTTTTCTTTTAACTCAAATTGACAACTAAACCGCTGCACATACAAATTATATACCCCGTCAAATTCATATTGACCATTAAAATATATGCCCTCACCGTATGGCAAGCGATTATAATACATAACAGACGGATAAAGACTATTTACATCAAGCACTATGCCCGTCCCTACATCTTTTTCTTTGTATTTTGGATTCAGATAAGTAAACCCACCTTTATATGCCTTTCTTATATCTGCATCATACGGCGGAACGGGAAAATACCTATCAAAATTTTTCTTTCCTACGATATCTTTATAATTATGCAGCGCATTTGCACCAGTAGTCATTTTAGTAAGATTCTGCAAAAATAGCGCTTGCAAACCCTCTGCAACGATTGTGACATCATTTTTAATATATTCCTTTTCTTCATCCGTTAAAACATGGTCTTCACTTCTATATGCACTATAATCTATTTCAAGTTTAGACATAGGTAGGTTAAAAGCCTTTGCTATTTGTGCCACCGAAAACGGCAATACTTTTAAGCTATCCAAAATAATAACACGCTTATTTACTCTTTTGTTTTTCAAAAAACAAATCTCTATGCTATAAAATTGACCCTTATCACTTATTAGTGTACAAAATTTTTTAGTGTCTAATTGCTTTTTATTTTCGACGTGCTCGTATCCATTATGAAAAAGCCAGTAAATTATAAATTCTCCGTCAAATTTTAAGTTATGAAAATATAAAGTCGGCGTTTCTTTTTCGTCATAACAAAATTGCAACAATTCGTCTATCTTTGTACCCATCCGAATATTATTTATATTCCCAATTTCAACAGCTGCCCATGCCCATACGCGGCAGTCTGTTAAATCGGTGGTAGTTTCAAAATCGGCTGAATACATCATAACTTATTTGCTTTCTTTTTCCAAATTCTCGGATATTAGATTTTCAATTTGTTTTGCTTCGAGCGGGTCATAAACAAAATCAATCTGCAAAAACGGCGAACGGAAATACATTTCTACAAGTTTATCTGCGGGAATTTCTCTCACCTTTTCAAGCAGTGGCGAATTTTCTCCGAAAACATTTTTTAAAGCCAGCAGATAATTGTCTTTATACTGCGCTTGTCTTGCTCTATCTTCTGTCAAATACTGCTTTTCAAGGTTTTCGACAAATTTTTTGAATGATTTCGGCTGAATTTCCTGCACGGTGTTTCTTCGCGGTTGTAAATTCATATCCTGTATACCATGCATTGTTCCCCTATAAATAGACGGGTCATATTTTCGCATTGCTGCACGGCGCTTTGCATTTATGCTTCGGAATGCTTTATCAATTTCCCGCTTTTGCCATAGCGTTATATTCACACCCGCTTTAGTGGTGTAAGGCATTTCTGCACCCTTAATCAAATAAGAAGACAATTTACTTTTTGTTTTCCGGTATAAATTTCTGTCGCCCTCTTTTAATGCCTTTTTCAACTCACGCAAATTTATTGCTTCGGGCTGTATTTCAGCGCCGTATTTTTTAGCTGCCCTTTTTGTTTTTCGGTTAAAAGCCCGCACAAGTTTATTTATTTCGCTTTCGTCTTTTTCCCGCCAGCGGATTTTACTCATGTTCTCACCATCCTAAATGACAACGCGTCAATAGTATGCACCGCGCCATCAGGTAGCACAACATAAAATCCGTTCGTTTCTATACGCCTATATGTGTTAATGTCACTTGCGAGACTACATACACACCGCACACCATACCGTGTAAATAAGCGCATCATCATTTCTTTCCGATTTTGTAAATACGTTTTTTCAAAACGTTCTTTTCGCATTCGAGTGGAAAACGAAAATTTCACGCCGCTTTCAGTTTCGCAAATATATGGGCTGTTTTTTAATTCTGTAAATTGTTTCACGTGAAACATCTCCTTTTTGTTAAAAATAGCGGGCAACTTTCGCCGCCCGCTTGATATTTTTTACTTCGTCGCTTTTGTGTCAATATCAAAAGTGAGCATAGAGCGCGTTCCGCGCGTAATCTGTCTGACCCTAATCGGAATGGGCTTTTCCCATGTGGGCGCGCCGTAAATCTGAATCAACTTTCGGAAAGCGCTATACACGCCCAGCGATACAGCCTGATAGCCGACACCGTCTTTATCAATAGCAACAATTCGGGGACACATTTTTACTTCGCCCGTGTCAGGGTTAGTACACTGCACACTTTCAATGTACAAATCCTTGATGTACAGCGTCATATTGATACAGTCCGAAATACGCTTATCGGGATTATTCATCACCGCAAAAAGCGCGGCTTTCTGCTCGGGAGTTTCAGCTTTGAACGACGTCCACGAATTAGAAGCGCTGTTCAGGTCTGTAATCATCTTTTCTCCCTCGTCAAATACGACAAGATTCTTTTCCGTAGTGTTTTCCATTTTTAGTTACCTCTCTTTTTAGTTATTTTCAGTTTCGATTTTTTCGGCAATCGTGAGGAAGTCGGCAAGCCGAACACGATACAGCCCGCTAACGGTCTCTTTGCTAACAATAACAAAATTGCCGTTCTTATTGGTCTTTCTTGCCGCTTTGATAATTTCCTCATCGCTTGCTTTACCGTCCACAGCTACAAAAAACTCCGTGCCTGTCTTAATTTCTCCACCCTCGCAATATACAGGCGCGACCTTTGCCGTAGTTGTTTCTACCGTCCTCGTAATGCACTTTTCCATTTTAATTGTTCCTTTCTGCGGTTTATGGGGTTATCCGCTCCCCTTGATGTATTTATTATAACACAACTTTTTCAATTTGTCAATACTTTTTCGCAAATTTTTTCAAAAATTTTATACAGATTTTTCTGTATTAAAAGTATTCTGCCAGTAAAGCTAATACAATTATAACGATGCACATAAACACAAAAAATATTGAAAATGTCAATTCATATGGGAACATTTTTTCTTTCCTTTCAATTTTATATAAAATTCGTCTTCTCCCACGGCTTTAACTTCTATTACCTCGCATAAAAATAAGTCTGTAATGTAAGGTCTGCCCTCGGTCTCTTTTGCAAATATGCCGTATTCATATTTTATTTTACCGACTTTGACATGCAGAATATTACTACGCATAACTTTATAAATATCCCTAAAAAGCATTTTTTATTCCCCTTTCTAAATTTCATAAGTATAATACATTATTCTAAAATTATTATTCTTTATTGTAAACCCGCTTGTACTTCTATCTGTTACTTCCATAAAATCAACGCTTGTGCGCATTTCTTCATAAGCTCTAAAATATTCGTCTTTTCCTATTTTTTCTTTTATACAAAATAAACGCTCCTCACTGTCACAAAAGAAAATAGTACGCCCGTAAATTGTCATATCTTTACCTTTCTTGCCTGTCTCATCAGTGCACGGCGGCAAACCCTGTGCAGACAGGGCGAAAGCCCTGTTTCGACTGTTTAATACCGCATCCCCAACTTATAGCGCAATATGTCGCATATACGTTTCTGCGCTTGATACAATGCCCGTGCTTGCACGTCAAGCCACGTTTCGAAGCTGTTTGGATTTAATTTGCCCTCGCGTTTGCGTTTTAATTCTGACGGCGTACAAAGTCTAATAGCAATATCATAGTCGCAAATAAGCGCGCAACCGCCATTGCTATATTCTTTCCAATCTTGCGCACCGTTTAGCATAGCTTCTTTCCATTCGCGGACAGTATTTAACGGATGCCCCTCACGAACCGATTCTTCCACCGTGTCAAGTAAATCATGTGCATAATCAGTTACGCCCATATCCCACGCGCTACGGTCTTTACGCTTGTTTAACTCTGCTCTAACTTGTTCAATTTCTTTCATGTCTTTACCTTTCTTGCCTGTCTCATCAGTGCACAGACGGCAACCCTGCGCAGACGGGCATAAGCCCGTTTCGACTGTTTAACCTAAGTTTGATTTATCAATCTTTGTCAATATTTCTCTCACTTCTTCGTTGTATGTTTGAAACTTTTCACTATTAGAATTATAAATTTCTTCTTTCAAAATCTTTCTAATAATCTCCCATTGCCTAAATGTAAATTTCATTTCAAAACCTTTCCGAGGTTTTACGGGTTTTCCTCTTCCCTTTTCTGATTATATTATAGCATATCTAAAGACAAATGTCAAGCACTTTTTGAAATTTTTTTCAGAAATTTTTTAAGAAAATTCAATATAAATAATGTATATTTA